TCACGAAAACGTAACCACACTGCCAATAGCCAGAGAAATATAATTTTTTTTGCGATTTTTTAGAACGGACACAACGTGAAACAACGAGACACCACGACGAACAACGGCGAACAATCTGGAACAAACTTGATTATCATCTGACTGACACCCTAAAAAGTTGATTTTCAGTCGTTTTACTGGCTTTTTGTACATTGGCGAATCACTCTTAAAAACATGTAAAAAAGGCGTAAAAACAGAATTTTATGCCTTTACATCATAATGAATTAAAAGGATTTTTATTCTCACTACCCCCACTTCTGTAAAATGACCGCCACCAGTGTTTGCCATTCCATAAACACCCTGACACAATCCGACACAACCCAACCCAATAATCCACCCAATGACTCTTTAAGAAACAACAAAGGGGGAATTGTGTTAAGCACAGATCGCTTTATACGTGAAAAAGAATGTCAGCAACTTACAGGCCTGAGCCGCTCATGTCGGTATCGCCTGGAGAAGACTGGACAATTCCCATCACGGCGTAAACTCGGTGGTCGTTCCGTTGGCTGGTCTTTATCCGAAGTTCTGGCATGGAAGGACAGCCGCGAGGCAGTTCACTAATCAGGCTGGCGGCACACAGCCGCCACCCATCCACTAATACAGAGATTTAACCATGAATACTGGATATACGCCTGTACAGGGGCGGGGCTTCGTTCGGCCTGAAAACCAGAATCTGCAAAATTTCGCTGAAATTATTCCGGTTATTTCCGGCCTTATTGGCGGGAGTGAAACCAATATTATTAACGCCAGAGCGTTGCAGATGCTTGATGAAAAGGGAGTAAATTTAACTTACCCCCCTGACGGCAATCAGAATATGAGCATTATCTCTGAGTCAGTTTTCTACAAACTAATAAAAACAAAAAGCGCCCCGTTGCCGGAGCGCCCTTGCGAACAATTAACCTACTGCGCAAAAAATGAATCTGAGCAGTGGGATTATATCAACCGTGTGGCGAAGCGCCACAATTGCCGGATAACAGGCAAAACAAAGGCGACCGCAAAGGGTCGCCAGTGGGTATTACGGCAAATCAAACTTGAACGCATCACCAACAATGCCACATTTGCGGCTGGTGGGCAAAGCGTAACCGGAAAAAAATTCCGGTGGGGCTATTCCTGCTCTTTGGCCTTGCGGCGCTGGAGTTCTTCACGCGCGACGGTGACGAGTTGCCCGATCTCCTCGGCTGCTTTGACTCCGATTTTTTCCACCTGCGCCAGTGCATCGAGCGAAGAAACCAGGGGATTTTCTCCGCTTCCTTCTGCCTGGCGGCGGGCGATCTCACCGCGTACAGCCGTAACTATAAAATTCGCTTTAGTTTCCCCTGGCTGTAGGGATGCCTCAATGCCACTCACTACTTCATGTGGAAATCTGGCATTCAGTTGCTGTGACTTATTGTTAACAGAACTCGTGGACATGTTTGCACCTCCGATTAATAACGGGATGCAGTGTAATACAAAAGTGAATACCAAAAAAGACTTGAAATGGTATTCACCAAAATGTAATCTGAATACCACAAGGGCTGATACATGCAATTCAGCAATTGAAACGACGAAGCCCCGCACTGTTGGAGCAGTAACGGGGCTTCTAACCAAACCGTTAAACGAGGTAACGATTATGGCTGGAACACAGCATACCCCACGCCTAGCGCACACACAAACGGCCTTTGTGTGGCGTTTTCTGGCACTGAGTGCCGGAGAATCTCAAATCATCCACGTCACCGCATGGACAGAACGCGAAGCGCGTAACCGTTGCCCGTCCGGTTGTGTCGCTGTATTCGCCGCCCGTATTCGTCAGGAGGTGCGCCATGTGCAATAACCCACGTCCGGACGCAGCAGCCGCCGCGCTCACTACGCTGATGCACGCGCTGATTGATATTTCATGCACGGCAGCAACCGCAGAAAAACACATTACCAGAGAGCCGGAGTATACAGGGGCAATAATCCCCCATTCGCTGGCCTACGCACAGCTTACCGCTGATATGGCACTGAATGAGGCCAAAGCCATCCTGATTGCTGATTGTGAAAATGGGGGGGGGTTATGCGTGATGATCGTTTTAATGCCCTGAAACAGGAATTTGATGGCGCACCGGATGATACAGGCGATGCGTTGCTGGCTGTTAATGACCTGATAAAGGCCGCATGTTTTTTAATTGGAACCGCTGAACATTCAGGAACCGGCAACGATATTCTTATTATTGCGTCGGACTATGCTGAATATGTGGCAGAGGCACGGTACAGAAGAAAATTCACGGAGGATGTAAGCCATGGATAAAATCCCTTTCGATGTTCTTATTCATTCTGAGAATGCATTAAACCGGGCACTGGAAATGAAAGCGGTATTAATTAAATTAACCGAAGTTCATGCCGAACGGGGGGGGGATTTATTTTCTGCTTTCAGCACTCTGTTAACCCCGGTTATTGATGAATTAAACGCGGTTATGGAAATACACGACAAGACCCGCGCAGAGGAATAAAAACCATGAAAAAGAAAAATTCTGGCTTTACTGCCAGCGGCCCCGCTCGGCCTGAAATCCGCCCCGGCGATATTTTCCGGGATAACTACGGCGGCACGGTAACGATTAAAAGCGTGGCGGGACGGTGCGTTACTTACCGCCGTGATGGGTACGGTTATGACTGCGTGATGCCTGTTTATCAGTTCCGGCGTGATTTTTCACTGATACAGGCCACACCACGCAAACAGCCCACCAGCAACGCAAAGGCACGGGCAAATATTCAGAAAATGAAAAACATGATTAACGCATTCAGGGGTAAAAAATGAAACTGGCACCGAACTTAAAAAAACAGCCACACGACAAAATGACCGAAGTCATTATTTTTGCGGGTAGTGATGCCTGGGCGCACGCGAAACAATGGCAGGAACAGGACGGGCGACTTGCTGGCGACAACGTGCCACCCGTATGGCTTGGAGACAGCCAGCTTGACGAACTGGCAGACCTGAAAATCATCGACGATGGTCGCTATTGTGTCCGGCTGTACAAGGCAGGCCACATCAAGCCGTCAAATATTAATGCTATCGGGCAAAAGCTGGCGGCGGCAGGTGTACGGGATGCGAATTATTACCCTGATGGAATGCACAGCCAGAAGCTGGAGAACTGGCACGACTACCTGCAACGGATCCGCGAACAGGCAGAGCGCGGGGAAATACTTACTGACGAGCAATACAGCCAGCGAAAAACCACGCTACCAATGAGCATTGGATCTGCAGGGTACGACACACAGCTTGATTATGTCGTTAAGGGCGTGATTCCGGCTAATTCATTGTGCAGCACATACGGCGCGAGCGGTTCCTATAAATCGTTCCTCGCGTGTTCCTGGGCGTGTCATGTTGCCACTGGCCGTCACTGGGGAGGCCGCAGGGTGGCGCATGGTTCGGTGATGTATGTTGTCGGTGAAGGTGGCATTGGTGTCCCCCGCCGTATCAAGGCATGGGAAATCGTTAATGATGAACGGGTGGAAAATCTGTACCTGGTAAACCGCCCGATTTTTCCGGCAGTCCCGCTTGATGTTGATGAAATGGTCATCGCTTCCCGCCAGGTTGAACGGGAAACGGGTAAACCGGTACGCATGATTATTCTTGATACGCTGGCGCGTTGCTTTGGCGGTAATGATGAAAATGACGCGCGGGATATGGGGGCGTTTATCCGTGGATGTGACGAACTGAAACGCCGCACAGGGGCCACGGTGCTGGTGGTTCACCATTCCGGCAAGGATGAAACAAAGGGGGCGCGTGGTTCCAGTGCATTTCGTGCATCTCTGGACGCTGAATACCGTATTCGCCGTGAAGGTGCAGACAGTGAAGCCCTGGTTATCTCCTGCACCAAAATGAAGGACGCGGAGGAACTGAAAGAGGCTGCATACGATTTACGTGTGGTGGAGCTTTTTACCGACGCTGACAAGGAGTTAATCACGTCGCTGGTGGTTGTGGATAAACCGCGCCCACCCGTTGAACTGGAGCGCATCGAGGAAGCCGGGAACAAGACGGAGAATCATGCCGCGCTATGGGGCTGTATCCGTTCACGCACACAGCGCGGCGATAAATGCACAATTCCGTTGTTGCGCGATGATATGAAAAAGCTGGGGTATGAGATGAAACACTTCCGGCGCTGGCTGTACAAGCTGGAAGGTGATGGCGTTATTGCTATTGACGGTGATGACGTGCGCCCACTGTAAAAAGTGGGTAGTAAAAGTGGGGAGTATGGGGAATTTAACAAAATTGAAACGCGATTCCCCACTTTCCCACCTGTATATACCCCAAAAAGTGGGGAATAAAAAATACATTGAAAAACATCACGTTAGAATCACAAAAAAAAGAAGTGGGGAGACGTTGGGTAATTTCAAAAAGTGGGTAGTAAAAGTGGGGAGCAGTGAGGAATGACCAGAAAAACCAGAGATAAGACAGCGCCAAAATATCGCGCATTAGACATGACAGAGCACGCCTTAAAGGTGGCAATCAGAACGATAGACCGCCATGCCGGGGAAGGATACGCGAAAGCACACCCCGAACTGATAAGCGCATTCATGACCACGGCGGCAGCAAACTTTGCCACGCTGACAGAACGGGAGATTGCCGAAGCGGAACAGGTGACAACCATCAATGTTAAAACCGGAGAGGTGGAATCATGACAGCACAGATAGCGGCTTACGGGCGGCTGGTGGCTGACCCGCAGTTAAAGACCACCAGCAAAGGGACACAAATGGCGATGGCGAGTATGGCGGTTCCCCTGCCGTGCAGCCAGGCAGATGACGGAACGGCGACGATGTGGTTATCCGTCCTGGCGTTTGGCAGACAGGCCGACGCACTGGCAAAGCACCAGAAAGGCGAACTTGTGAGCGTGGCGGGTAACATGCAGGTAAGCCAGTGGACAGGCCAGAACGGCGCGCCCGGGCGGCAAAAAAGGTCAACAGGGCCAGGCTACTGACGCACTGAACAGGGCAAAACAACAGGCGGGAAATGATGATCCGTACGGGGATAACATACCGTTTTAAGCAACGAGTGACAGAAGCCGGGATTTTTCACGGCTTTTTTGTGCGCAAAAAAAATCCCCCCGGGATGAGGTTCCGGGGGGATTTCATGCCGTTAACGTGATTGATGCTAACAACTCTACGATACAAGGTAAAACCGCGGAATTATACTTTCATGATTTGCAATAATAGTCAATTGCATTGCAAAAAATGCAATGATGATTAAAATCATGACTGATTTTTCGTTATGTTTGTTTTTTAGTCAAAGAGGAATTTCATTTATGGGAACACAGAAGCTGGGCGGTGTATCCGTATACATCAGCCCCGATATTATCGCGGCACTTAATGCGCGCTTTGAGGAGAACGCAGAAGCAGGCAAAAAAGTCGGCCTTGATCCGTTGTGCATGGTGAAGCCGTCAGTTGGTTGGATGGTACGCAGCCATTTACGCGCTGCGCTTGGCATGAATCAGACTCATGGGGGTGAGCAATGACAGACAAAGCGCAGGCGCTTAACACGCATCAGCTTTTTACATATCTGAATCGCCAGGATATTCCAGATTTTAAATTTAGTCCGCTGTTTACGTCGCTGTTTTTCCCGAACGTGGCGACCTTCAACACGCAGGACATCATGTTAGATACCCTGGATATTGAAGAAGTCACCATGTCGGCGTTTTGTTCGCCTATGGTGGGTAGCCAGGTTCAGCGAGATAAAGGGTACGAAACAAGCACTATCCGCCCTGGCTACATGAAACCCAAACACGAAATCGATCCATCAAAAACCATCATACGCATGGCTGGTGAAGATCCAGCACAGCTTAACGACCCTACATACCGTCGTATGCGCCTGATTACGGGCAACATGCGCCGCCAGGTAAATTCCATTAAAGCGCGTGTGGAATGGCTGGCGGTGAATGCAGTCACGACCGGGAAAAACATCATTGAAGGCGAAGGTATAAATCGATACGAAATCGACTGGAAAATCCCGACTAAAAACATCATTACGCAGGGACAAGGTAAAAAGTGGTCAGAGGCTGACAAGGAAACGCACGATCCAATTTATGACATCGAACTGTACACCGATCAGGCAGGTTGCCCCGCCAACGTCATGATTATGGGCGTTGAGGTATGGCGCACGTTACGCAGCTTTAAAAAATTTCGTGAACTGTACGATCTTTCCCGTGGTTCAGAATCCGCCGCAGAGCTGGCGTGTAAAAACCTGGGCGAAGTGGTGAGCTTTAAAGGCTATCTTGGCGATCTGGCCCTTATCGTTTATTCCGGTAAATACACTGACGGCGACGGAACGGAAAAATATTTCCTTGAGCCTGATTTGCTTGTTCTGGGTAATACCAGCAATAAAGGACTGGTGGCCTATGGCGCGATTATGGATCAGGAAGCGGTAAGAACTGGCGCAACGCGAAACATGTACTACCCGAAAAACTGGATTGAGGGCGGCGATCCGTCGATTGAATACGTGCAGACGCACAGCGCACCACAGCCGGTTCCGGCAGATATCCGCAAATTTGTTACCGTAAAAATTGGTTAACGGGGGATTTTATGGGCGTTCCATATGTTGAATTATTGTCCGGTACACAGCAGGTTTCCACTACGCTGGTACACTTTGCCGCTGATGCCGGAGTTATTCCCGAGCTTACCCCGCTGATGATGACGGAGAACGGCGAGTTTAAGGCGTGGGGCGGTCAGGAGTCAGGCAAGGCCATTTATCTGACCTCCTACCCACTGGACACGGCAAAACAAAAATCTGCACAGTGTTACAAGACGGGGATATTCAATATCGCCGTCGTTAACTGGCCCGAGAGCGTCGATACTGACGCGAAAAAATGCGCTGCCTTTGCGGGTTCTGGCGTATCCGTTCAGCCGCTGGCACGATAAGCAGGGGGGAACGATGGCAATCAATGAAGAGATCATGGCGCTACCGCTGGCGAGTAAATTTAAGGCCGAAGCGCGGGCAATGGCTGACAGAGGTTTATCAACCTACGAAGCCATACACCGATTGAACAAACTGGAAGAACAGGACAAGCCGCGCGCTGATGCGATTATGGCGCTTCATGAAGCAGCCGAATATCAGCCGATGTTGCGTGCAATGGCGAATGTTCCTTGTATCGATGTTGAAGGGGCAAGAGACATCCTGAACATGACCATAGAGCAGGAACGCCCGAAGGTTCCGCCGGAGCTTACTGCAGCCTTTGAAAACTTTATGGATATGCACAGCCCCAAAGCAGTGTCAGGTGGCATGGAATACGATGGAAGAAATCCGGGTGATGACGACGACATCGATCGCATACTGAAAACCATCTGAGACAAGGCCGGAGAAATCCGGCTTTTTTACGGGTCCTTTCCGGCGATCCGAAAGGTTACGGGGCGGCAGACGCGCAAAAAAGCGCTATTTATGACGCTTTCCGGGAAAGGGTACACCACCACCACTTGATTAATATTCAACCAGTAATTATTGGTAACATTATGAGTGAAAAAGAATTTTTCTTAAGCCAGCAGGAAATAGCAGATCAATTTGGAGTAGACAGGACAACTGTCAGGGCATGGACTAAACGCGGTTTGCCATTCATTGAAGGAGATAAAGGAAAGCCGGGGCGCTACCAGTTAGGACATGTTCTTTTTTGGGTAAGAGGACAGGAAGGACTCAAAGAACTGGGTATGACTGGCGAACTTCATCCGCTTGATTGCATTATGCATTCGCGTGAAATCATGTTGAGTATGGTTGGTGAAGAAGAAGACAAACAAGAGTACGAAAAAAAATTTAATAAAGGTCTGGAAATTTACGGTTATTCACCGGACGAGATCGCACAGGCTAGGGGCAGAGCGCAGGGAATTGAGATCGGGCGAGAACTGACATTAAAACGCCTTAAAAAACACACAAATGAAAACAAAAAGAAGCGTAAATTAATCAGGCAAAACGACACCTGATCATCATTTCCCTCAACTGGTCAGACTTCCGGTTGATTTGATATTTAAAACCAATTTAATCAATTGGTTAGGTCATAAAAAAACCGGGAGTGGAACTCGAAAAATTTTCATAAACAGTTAAGAATTGCGCGTATGGCTACCCCGGTATTTCATTTTCCAAGAAGGACCCGCCACAATTACGGCATTGTTTCCCATCACCACGGAGGCCATAACCATGACCGAAGCCGAAATGCTCAAAATAATTCGCCGCGTTACCGGAGCCAGCCAGACAACAGGCAAACAGGAGGCCACGCAGCCGGACAGCGTGATAGCCGAAAATTACGCGCGTGTAGTGGCTGAGGTGATGCGCCGTGATGGTATTGAGCTTAACGGCGTGGATATGCGCGATATACGAACCAGAGTTCTGGAGATGTTGTCATACCGTCGCCGCGTAGAGATGTACCGGGAGAAAGAAAAAATTACTTACCAGTGGAAGAAGCCGGAACGGTTACGACGTTAACTTGTGGTGACATACCGTGACGGAGAGTGACAACCAGTGACAAAAAAGACGGTATTTAAATAGGGTGGGGCGTTTAATACCCCCAGGGGGATCGGAATCCCTACACTCCATTGCTTATGGGACCGCCCGCCTACCCTTGTTCTCATCGCCGCAGGTTCGAAAACTTTTTTTGGGAAGGTGTGCACGGGATTGATAGATGAGGTCTATCTATAAAAAATCACAAAATCCGCGCCATTGCTGGATCCGCCAAAAATCCCCCACCTTACGGCAGACAAAGAAAACGCGAATTATGGGCCTGTTGCAGAGAAAAAAGGTCTCACTAGTTTTGCGCACCCTAGCATCGAGGTTCGTCAGCCTCCCATCAGCAACCAGATAACTAATCTCGCTGGTGGGCATGATGCCGATATGGGGACTTCCATAACGGTTTATCCGTGATCATCCACCAGCTTCATGGCGGATAGCCGGAAAATGATAACGGTATAGCCCGTCGCTTGTGTCTATTTGTTCCGCATTGTTGCATACAGTGCACCGAACGGTGTAGTTAATGGTGTAGTTAATTTGCGATTTTTAACGTTATTTGCAGCGATGTTTGTTGGTTAAATTCAATAAGTTATGCGCATTTAATTATAAATATCGTGAATGAATAATCATGCATAAGCATTTTGCTTAAAATATCGGCAATATTTGGAACTTATTACTGGAATTTTGGGTAATACGTTGTTGGACCGACCCGGTCTGGTTATCATATCGCGCTCTTAATTGCGGGAGGATGTAACATGAACCTTGACGACAAATCGCTGTTTCTTGACGCCATGGAAGATGTCCAGCCGCTGAAACGTGCTACCGATGTCCACTGGCATCCAACGCGTAACCAACGTGCGCCGCAGCGTATCGACACGCTGCAGCTTGATAATTTCCTCACCACCGGATTTCTCGACATCATCCCACTAAGTCAGCCGCTGGAGTTTCGGCGGGAAGGGTTGCAACATGGGGTGCTGGATAAGCTGCGCAGTGGTAAATATCCGCAACAGGCGAGCCTGAATCTTTTGCGCCAGCCGGTGGAAGAGTGCCGCAAAATGATGTTCAGTTTCATTCAACAAGCCATGGCTGATGGTTTGCGTAACGTGCTGATTATTCATGGCAAAGGACGGGATGATAAATCGCATGCCAATATTGTCCGCAGCTATGTGGCGCGCTGGCTGACCGAATTTGATGATGTTCAGGCATATTGCACTGCGCTACCGCATCATGGCGGCAGCGGGGCGTGTTACGTCGCACTACGTAAAACGGCGCAGGCGAAGCAAGAAAACTGGGAGCGCCACGCTAAGCGCAGTCGTTGA